TTAGTTTGCACTGATAAATAATCTTCATCATGCATATAACAACTACCACTAATGATAGCAGTCATCTGTTTACCTGTTGCATCTTGTCCATAAGCAATTGAATGACCTTGCTGATGTCCTGCAACACAACTCATATGTTTCTTAGTTATTAAAGCGTTGGCTGAAGTAACTGGTCTACCCATGACACCGCTAGCAAAATAGTGAGAATAAGCCACACCATCAATACTGACAACGTCCAGAAAATTAGCAACGTCCCAACCAGCTTTCTCATATTCTAAATCCTCAAATGATATAAGACCATCTAACTTTCGATCATATTCAATAGCAGTCTTAATGCGTTGTTCATGGTTACCCATAGTAAGTACCATCTTAGGCTTATACTGTTTCTTTTTAGCTTTAAGCAAACGTTTATTTAACGCACGCATAGGAGCTAACAGTGTATCCATACCTTTAATTGCAGCACGTATGTCTGCTTTATATGTTCTACCTTCAAATGATTTTTTACCTACATCATATGACGAAAGACTCGGCATGTCTGCAAAGTCTCCTATCATAACAATCACATCAGGTTGTTTATCTACTATGTATTTTCCAATCCATGTTAGATAAGATAAAGAAATCCCAGGCTTAACCTGGGTATCTCCTATTACTAGATGTTTTTTCATTAGTGCATTGTCTCCAATGGTAAGTCAACTTCATTATCAATACCTTCATCAATAGCTGACTTAATTATACCCTCACGCATGAGAGCTTTGATAGCAAATGATAATAAAAACTCTGACTCTTTGGCATCTACCTTGAAATCAAAATCACTACTACCATCACTATTTTCTACAAAGTTTGAAATAATCATTAATCCAATCTCTCCTAAAATCTAACCACATGAACCCTTCTTTATCAGCCCACATAGCATACGTTGTTTTTGATCTCTTTGTTATTTTATTATCTGGATTCATAAACAAAAAGATTATGGTAATTCTTGGATGCATATCTTTAAACCAAACCATTTTCTGTCTAGTAGCTAGATCCAATTTACCTTTAGCTTCGATGTAAACACCGTTAGCAACCTTAAAGTCTGGCGTGTACTTACGCTCCTTTGCAGGTTGTCTATACGGAATAGCATCTGGCTCATATTTAACTCTTGGAATGTGTTTCTTAAGTATCTTCCAAGCCTTTACTTCAAGCCCTGACTTAAATGTAGGCATTAAAACGATCTCTCCATACATCTCCCTCATGTCTCATTATCCATAAGACACTAGCATTCATTATAAACTCTTCATCATTGCCATATGCATCACGGACTGCATTAAATAGTTGCTGCTCCGTGTTACATCCAGCAAGGATAGCTTGAGCTTTCTTAGGACCTATACCTTCTATACCTTTAATGTTGTCTGAAGTATCACCTTTTAGACATTGCTCAAAGAATAATTTCATGCCACCAATCTCAGTTTGATCAGTGAATGTATCAGGTTTTGTCCAACCCTTACCTTTAATTTCCCATGAGAAATGTCTACCAGGTATCATTAACATATCTTTATCCAGTGATACAATTATCGTATCCTCTGTCTGATTAATACCCATAGCATCGTCAGCTTCCAATCCTTCTGGAGCTAACTCTGCTGACATTTTATCTATAGCATACTCACGTAGGGCACTTAAATGTTTAGGCTTAGGTGCTGTACGATTAGCTTTATATTCAGGGTAGATAGTTTTTCTAAAATTATCTTTACCAGTAAGGAATGCACGATACTCTGTGCAACCTGTCTTGGTTAGTAACTCATCTAGTAAACCCTCAGCTCTGTGTACTGCTATACCAAAGTCATCATTCTCTGCACTTGCAGCGCAGCGAAAGACTACTAAATCATGGTCAATTAAAGCAATCATATTATCCTTCCAAAGGAGGCAAAGTTAAGTGTGGTAAAGTATCTTCTGTTGGTGATACTATACCAGTAAGTTCTGGTAAAGCTACCAAAGATGGTAGATTAGCAGCAGTTAGAACAGGGTCCCCAGCAAGTGCTGGTAACGATGGTGCGGGTACAAACTGTTCTGCTACACTTTCATATGTTACATTATCTATAGCTGACTTATTTGAAGTTCCTAGAAATACTAGGATTCCAAAGAAGGCTGCTACAGCTATGTATGTGTCTCTATCTTTTTTAGTCATATTATTCTCCTAAAAGGGTATGTCACTTGGTTCATCTGTAATGTCAGGTGTATTAGATACTGTTCCTAATACAAAACTTTCATACAGTTTAGCTAGAGCAATCACAGCTTGTGAAGGGGACTCTGTTAAATCTTTAGTACCCTTAATGTTTAGCGTTGCTACAGCATTACTTAGAGATGATTGACGGACTATCATTACTTGTCTTGCAGCACGTTCATCTGAAGTTTCATAGTTACTACCTGAAACTCTAGTTGCTGGCTTAGCTGCATTACCTTGAGCTGCTGGAGCTGATGAACCACCTGTATCAGTTGTATCATCTGCACCACCTACTGCTGTCCATTGCCAATATCCATTAGTGTCTTTCTCAGTACTTACATGTATTACATCTCCTTTCTGCCATTCCTGAGCTGCCTTAAACACAGCGGGATTAGCAAAGGACATAAGCTTTTTATTCTGAGCTTGACCCTGGTCATTCTTATACATCACCTCTACTGATTGATATTGTCTACCATTCTTAGCAGTGTGTGTGTTTAAGTTTGATACATCAACGACATTTACTTGCATAACTTCTCCTTATTAAACATCTTCTAGGTTACCCCAAGAAGACCCAGTTTGTATATCAACCCTCATAGGAAGGTTGAACTCTTTACCAAATAACATTTTAAAGTTTTTTGGTATATCAGTGAAACAGTTGTTAACTATCTCTACTATACTATTAGTATAACATACCTTTGGATCATAGTCAAGCATGATACTATCATGTACAGTATTGATTAAGTCAACACCTTCAACACCTGCTAACCTATTACGTAATGACACTCTTGCGATTGCCATTAGGTCAGCACCTAACCCCTGCACTGGATAGTTTAGTATCCTAGTACGTGGGTATTTCAAATTACCTTGAGAGTTTATCTCAGGTAAGTAATCATACGCTCTGCCTGTTGGCATAGTAAGTTTGTTATCTTTCTTAGCACGTAAGAAAATCTCATCATGCCAAGCTTTAAGACCAGTGTATTTATCATAGAATTCATCAATAATTTTTTGCCAAAATTGTTCATTACCAATGTCTTTAAAGTTAGTATCATTAGCATATGAATAAGCACTACCACCATAGATTAATCTAAATACAAAAGTCTTTGCTACTAACCTAGATGGTAGTCCAAACCTTTTCTGATTGTCTGTATGCTGGTCAGTCTCATTAAGGATCTCATCTATAGCTACTTTATCTTGAGATAAGTACGCAGCACACACCCATTCTAATTGTTTTGCATCTGCATTTAATAACATATTATAGTCCTGAGTTAGCTGTTGATAATCTCTGCATGTATTCATGTAGTATTGTTTGTCTTAACTCATGACGTGCATCTTTAGTCATCTGTCCCAGCACTGTTGCTGGTCCATCTGCTAGTACTAGAGCACTAAACTCTTGTATAACATGATGCTTATGAGCTTCTTCTTGAGCTTGTTGACGTTCAGTGATAGCTTCAAAAGCTTCTTCTTCTTCTGGTGTGTATTCAAATTCTTCCATTATATTTCTCCATATCTAGTTGTAAAGAGAGACTTGATCTCTCCATCAAAGTTCTGTAGATTAGGTTTACTACTACTTAACCTACCCGTTTTAGCCACACATTGATTGAGTTGCCCATGAATATTATCTTTTTTCCATTTCATCTCATCAATTAATTTAACCAACCCATGATAATAAGTAGACTTACGTTTCTCTAGAGTTGATCTTGTTAGTAATATATCTAATATCTTTTGTCCTTCTTTGTTAGGTTTTAATTTTCTTAAACTATCTTCATTAGTACTAAAGAAACCTTCCTTCTTTAATTCAGTACCAGATAGAGGCTTAACTAATCTTGGGAATTCTTTTTCCCTTTCGTCCCATTTATACTTAACCTCGCCTGAGCGTAAGCCAGTTTTATAATGTCCAATGGGGCGTTGAAAACGCTCTTTAATGTACCCACCATAAAGAAAAGCAGAAAGGTGATCATTAGAATTGGGATTAAAACTATCGTAAGCATGATAGTCATGAAGCCTTTTGTTAAGTTTGGATATTTGTTCTTCAAGTTCATCTCCTAATACAGTTGATTTATTATAGTCATACCTCAGACCATTATATTCCATCTCTTGTAAGACTAATAAGTCTTGATTATGTAAAGAGATAAGACGTTTAAGTTCAGGACGCTTACTTAATTCTTGCATCTGTAAACTCATTACTTGTTGTGTTAACTCTAGATCACGTTTAAGATAGTCAGATAAAATTTCTACAGGAACTTTGTCAGTATCAATACCATTCTTCCAATAGTTTTCTTTAACTTCATCAAGCTTAGTACCTAACTCATAGTACTCAGCTGTACTATTTAATGAAGGGTATGCTGAAGATTGATTACGTAACATAAATTCTACTAACTGACAATCCCAGATTCTTTTTTTACTAAAGTTAATACCATATCTTTTAAGCCAATGTAAATCAAATTTAATATTAAACCCTACAAGCACATCTGCTGCATCCACGGCTATTTGAATGTTATTTAGCAATTCCTTATAGGGGTCAACGGAGTATTCTATATCATAAACTTTAGCTCCTTGATCATCAAGTAGTCCAACCATTATTAATTTATTACTTTGGTCAAACGGATTACCTTTATTACTTATAGTTGTTTCTACATCTAAGACTAAGTAACTCATAATTCTTCATACCTCGCTATGTCTGGTTTAATCATGACTTGTGCATTGCCATGTCTAAGATCAGGTAACGTGTCATTATCACCTAACAATTTATTCTTACTAATATTTAGGAAACGCATGTTGCTTGTATTATCTTGTTCTTTACCTATCCCTAGTATCCAGTCAGCTTCGCCTTGCTTTGCAGTCTTGCTGCTGTCTACGTCATCCATTGTTAACCACAGCTTACCTTCAGCTGTACCTCCAGCTTGACTAACTGCTATTACTGGTGCATATGTCTTAGCTATTTCTCTAGCCCATTGATATGTAGCTTTAAGTTCAAGGTCATACCTGTCAGCTTTAAAACCTTTTATCTTATCTACTTGATCAAAGATTATTAATGCTGGATTAGTTGTCTTAATGATTTGTTCAATTCGATTAGCTCTAGATGAATCTTCAAAGTCATATATTTTTAATCTATTTTGTACACGTTCTTTATAATCATTAGAATTATTTTTTAAGTTACTAAACAATTCTTTGTTTGTTTTACCAAGCAATGCTTGATAACATCTTACTGCTACCTTCTTACCCTGCTCCTCATTATTAAACCACAGTATATCACCTTCTGTTTGTGTGATCATGTGAGTCATCTCTGAAGCTAAGAAGGTAGTCTTACCTGTCTCTGGTCTAGCAAATATAAAACCAAAATCTCCTTGTCTTAGTGAACCTAATGATTTGTTTAACCAATTTAATCTCCATCTTAGCCCTGGTGTTGCTACTTGTGATTGATATAAGTCATCAAGGTCCATATTAACAGAGGTTATATTATCTACATCAACATTTTGATGCTCAAACTCTTGAAACTTTTCTAATAAATCTTCTATCTTAGCACTACCATCTTCAACATCTAAAGCTAACTTAGCTACCTCACCAGAAAGACATCGTTTACGATGCTCTTCTAGGTAACCTGTTACTTGATCAGGTTTACTAATGTCAGTAGATAGTATCCTATCTAATGTAGATGATAACTCATCACGCTCACTATCTTCTAATAGATAGCTGGTATGATATGCTAACTCAAGTTCTATTTTAGTAAGAGAGTTGTTGTTATTTTTTTGATAAAAATTAGCAACAACTAAAAATATTTTATATAGATTAGTAAAGTTAATTTTAATATAATTTATATTAATATATTTATAGTACTTATCATAGTGTGCTCTATCACTACAAAATAAATTTAGTATTAGTTCTTCAACCATTCGCTTATCTCCGTTTTATTATATTCTTTAGGGTCAAGTGGAGTAATTATTACTCTACTGTTAACACCTAAACTGCGTAGCCTATTACGTATACTCACAGCATTTTTAGCCTTGTCTCTATCTAACCATATGTGTATCTTCTTATATCGTTTCACAAGCTGCGTCTGTGCTTGCTTACTCATTGAAGATCCAAGTAATGGCGTAGCACAATAACCTTCATGTCGTAGCCTAGCTATTTTAATAGCTGATAAAACATCTTCTACTACTAATAGTGTACCACCTTCTCCATATATTGTCAAGGGTTTATTACCTGATGACATATATTTTATTTTACTAAGCCCAAAGTTTCTACCTTGCCAATAATTTTTACGTTGTATTAATACAAGCAATTGTTTTATTGGTGCCCAAGAGATGCCATATTTTGTTATTTCTTTTTGAGTAATGTTATATTTTAACAACCATTGCATTGGTTTCATAGGTATATTTTCCGTAGTATCTAATAAAGAATTATAGTTTTTATTAAGTGTATTAGTATTATATACACGCTGTCTAAGAGTATCAGTATCATCTTTAGGTTCATACTTACTACAACCAAAGCACCAGTATCCATTAGTATACTCAGCACGATTGTCCTTACTACCACAGTGTGGACAAGGACCAAGCTTAATAAACTTACTCATACATTTCCTTAGTAAAAGTTAATACAAATACATACAACGATTTACACATAGTATGTTATACTATTAGTATAGAATCAATAAAGTTTCTATACTTTTATGAAAGGATATACACTATGTGGACAACACCTCAAGCTACTGAAATGCGTTTTGGTTTTGAAGTAACTATGTACGTAATGAATAAATAGTTTCAGAGTTACGCAGTTATCCAGACTTCGCACTACGTGCTGCCGTCCTGGATACACTGCTTACTCTTTATCATTAAAGTCATCTCCATGTGCTAAATCAGGATTACCAATGATGTCTTCATCATCTATAAACGCACAAGTATTACATAAATCTATATACTTACCTGTAGTACTACACTTACGAGTACTTTCGTAGTCTGTTAGTGCTCTATCACATGCAAAACATCTCATAATATTTCCTTAACAAAAGTTTAAAATGTATACAATTCCTGCTATACATACATATATAATTGTTTCTATATCCATAATATATTATACCATATTAATTATTTAAAGTCAATCACTTAACTACCATAGAATCCATTGTTCCATTCTTCTATATCTTTAGTGTCATTGACTTGGTCATAAGACTCGACAAGTTCCCATGGTACACCTGTATATACAAGAGGCTGACCACGCATGTTGTCATCAAGTAATGTACAAGTATCAAACTTATTATCAACGTCTGTTACTTCTAACCATTCACCCTTCTTAAGGATAGATGTGTTATCACCAA